TTGGGAAAAATATCGCGTGAGCGATCTTCCCAATGAGTATCTGACGCTATCGGATATCGAAGAAATTCCGGTCGCGTCTGACCCAGCGGCTCGATTCCAGTTCGTCACCGATGCGATGCTGGATGCTGGGATAGAGGCTATCTCTTATGGCTTTCGTGGCAAGGGAGAGCCCGATAGTTACGAAGAGATTGCGCGTCGGGTTTACCACGCGATGGAGGCCGTGCGTAGCGCAGAGGAATTCAAGAGCGCGATGCGCCGGTCGGCTACTGACGAATCCTGACGCCGGGTCCGCCGTCACGGCTCACAAGTTTACTACCGGACAGGACTGAATATCCAAACCCGCGCGTGGGAGCGGCCCCGGCTTTTCCTGTCCGGTAGCCGGGGCCGCACACGCGCACACCGGACAGAGGATAGATGACTTGTATCGCTGGCCTTGTGCATGACGGGAAGGTCTATATCGGTGGGGACAGTGCTGGTGTTGACGGCCGTTATTCGCTTACCGTTCGTGCCGACCGGAAGGTGTTCCGGAACGGTGACTTCATCATGGGCTTTACATCATCGTTTCGCATGGGCCAGTTGCTGGCATACGCATTGAAGCCGCCGCGCCGGCATCCGGACGATGATGTCTATGCCTACATGGTGACCGAATTCATTGATGCGGTGCGGGAATGCCTTAAGAAAGGCGGCTACGCGGAGAAGAAGAACGAGACCGAACAGGCGGGGACTTTCCTTGTAGGTTATGTCGGGCGCCTTTTTTGCATTGAGGATGACTATCAGGTCGGCGAGAACGTGGACGGCTTTGCGGCTTGCGGCTGTGGTGACTTGATCGCACTGGGGGCGCTTTCAGCAACCAACGGGCAGAAGCCGGAGGCCAGAGTCAAAGCGGCTCTAAAGGCGGCAGAAAGGTTCAGTGCTGGCGTGCGTCAGCCCTTTCACATTGAGTCTATATGAAAAACCGCGAAGGCCACCGCCAGTATGATTGCGTTCCCGACTGGACCGATGGCCGCGCACCGGGTCTCTCGGCTCTGGTTCGGCTCCACAATGAGGAAGTCTGGATCGGCCCCTGTCTGGAAAGCATCGTCGGCTGGTGCGATCAGGTCGTGGTCTGCCTCAATCTCTGTACCGATCGCACGCCCGAGATTGTCGAGCGGTTCCGGCTGGCGCATCCGGGAAAATTCGCGGTCTACCCGTACCCGTTCGCCATCCATCCGATGGGGCCGGGCCATGATCGGTGCCCCGAGGATTCGGTGCATTCGTCGGCGTACTACTACAACTTCACGCAGTCAAAGAGTCGCCATACCCATGTCGTAAAGATCGACGGCGACATGGTGATGATGGACTGGGCAGGCGCGGCGATCCGGGATCTGATGGACAAGGGCCGGGATCGCATCCGCTTCGAAGGCCGGGACATCGTAGGCGACGATCTCCGTCATATCGGTTGCCATCCGCTGTGCAGGACGAACGGCGTCTACCGCGTGAGAAAGGGCACGATGTACCGGCAGGGCGAGATGACGCAGACCTTGAAAGGCGTGCCGGACGCTGATGACGCCTTCGATCACCGGCCGGCGTTTCTGCATTTTAAGTGGAGTAGGAAGCCGCTGGAATCGGCGATTGTACAATGGCCGCCGGACTGGCAGTCGATCCCGCATTTCCAGCGCATCTATCAGCGCCGGATCCCGGTCAGGGAGTATAGCGGCGAATATCCGGCGAGCGTGATGCGGATGCTGGAAAAGGCGGCGTGAACCATCGTGAGTCGGTCGGCGGTCGCTGGCAGGAAATCGGGACGCTGACTTTCGACTTCCTTGTCCGCCGTGGGTTGAAACCGCACGACGTGTTGCTGGATATCGGCTGCGGCGCCTTGAGGGCGGGCGTCCATCTGATCCCGTACCTTGAACCGAGCCATTATCTCGGGCTCGATATCGACGGAGCCTTGATAGAAGCCGGACTCCGGTATGAGCTTGACAGCGAGACCGTGGCGGCGCGGAAGCCGGAATTCGTGGTCTCGGATTCGTTCGCCTTCGACAGGTTCTCGAAGCGCCCTACAAAGGCGGTAGCACAGTCGCTGTTCACGCATCTGACGCGGGCGGACATAGAGTCGTGCCTGTCGAATCTCACTGAGGTTCTGGACGGCCCCTGCTACGCGACATTCTTCCGCTGTGCGCTGCCGGTGGAAAATCCGGGGCAGTCGCATCCGCATGAACGGTTCAGCTACACGCTCAAGGAAATGCACGACACCGCAAAGGGGTGCGGCTGGACGATGGAATATATCGGCCCGTGGGGGCATCCGCGGAAACAGGAGATGTTGTGCCTTCGGAAATGATGCCGATCGATCATGCAGACAACCATTCGTGGGTCGCGATACGGCAATGGGATGTCGTGTTCCTTCTTCCGAGAAAGGTGGCGTCGTCATCGGTCAAGCGGGTGATCAGGAAGGCGATAGGACGCCCGGAGACGAAGCCGGATCGTCTCGACTATGTGAGCCGGGGCGAGGCATCGAAATTCAGCCATCGCATCGGGTTCTGTCGTCATCCTCTTACGAGGCTGGAATCCTGCTATGCCGACAAGTTCGGGCTGCGGAAGAAAGCGGGGCGGCCGATGCTGCCGGACTTCGTGGCGATGGGGTTCCATTACGACATGACGTTCGCCGCATTTGTAAAACGGGTGTGCCGGATACCGGACGAACAGGCCCTCGGGGACGGCGGGCATTTCCGGTCCCAGGTCGTGGACCTGACGCACGACGGCGCGTTCCTGCCGACGCTGCTGTGCCGGTTCGAAAACCTGTCGGGGGAGTGGGGCCGGGTACAGGCTTTGGTGAAACAGATCGGCGGTCCTGAATTGTCCAAACTCCCGCACCTTCGGGAAAGCGATCATTCGCTGGCGCAGTGGACGGAGGCGACACGGGAAATGGCTGTCGAACGATACCGGCGGGACTTCGAGGCGCTGGGCTACGAATGCTGACAGTTGTTTGCTGGAAGTGGTTCGATCCCAACGGGCGCCACAACCACCTCTTCGTTTACGGACCCGATTACGTCAACATCCTCCGCAATATGCTGGAACGGCATCTGACGATCCCGCACCGTCTGATATGCGTGACCGACGATCCCGAGGGTATCGATCCCCGAGTAAAGATCGTGGACATGCCGGTCGAGGTCGAGGATTGGCCGGGCATGTTCCAGCGGCTGATCCTGTTTAGGCCGGATGCCGAAAAGGTATTCGGCAAGCGCATCCTCGCCATGGACCTTGACGTAGTGATCAAGGCCAACATCGACGGTCTGGTTTCCCGCGAAGAAGACTTCGCGATGTGGGAGCCGAGACTGTTTCACGTGAAAAAGGGAAAGTACAGCCGCTACAACGGATCCATGATCCTGATGGACGCCGGATGCAGACCGGAGGTGTGGACGGAGTTCTCGGTACGCGAAGCCCGCCGTCGTCTCACGGCCGCCGGTCTCGACGTGGACGATCAGTCATGGATCAGTCACGTCCTTGGACCGGACGAAGCGATATGGCCGTGGGATGGCGAGATCAGATCATTGAAGGCGACTCCCGATCCGGAGAAGGCAAGGATCGTGTTCTTCAACGGCCCCCGGTCCCCTGCCATGCCGGAATTGCAGAGACAGTATCCGTTCATCGCGGAACACTGGCGGTGAATTGGGGGACCACGTTCATTCTCGGGGCGGGGGCGTCGGCGGCGGGTATCGATATCACAAGCCTGCCGGGCGTTGTTGTCGGCATCAACCGTGCCGCGTTCCATGCGCCGTGCCATGCTTTCTTCTCGCTGGACAAGCAACTGATCATCGATAGCGCGAAGGAGTTGGCGGCGTTCGGAGGAGACAAGCACGTCTGCCTCGTTCGTCCGCAAGATACGCCGGAAGGGGCGGTGTTCTGGCAGCGGGTGAGCACGACGCACCCGAGCAGGGAACCTGGCACTCTGAGCGACGGCGACACAGGCTGTAACAGCGGGCTGACGGGGATCAATCTCGCCATGCAGAAGGGGGCGCGGCGGATCGTCTGTCTGGGCTTCGATCTCGACGATGACAACCGGCTCTGGATTCCGGGGCCGACACGGCCGCGAACCAGGCTGGAAAAGGTGCGGGAGAATTTCGCCAGAACGGGGCCGTGGTACAAGGCAAACGGAATAGAGGTCGTGATCGCCAATCCCGCAAGCCGGGTCGAAGGGTTCAGGAAAGCCGCACTGGAATCGGTACTTTGAAGACCGTCGCATTTTTGCCGGCGAAGGGTGCGAGCGACCGGGTTCCGAACAAGAACGTCCGCCCCTTCAATGGCGAGCCGTTCTTCGCGTTCACGCTGCGGAAGCTGCTGGCGTGCCCGGTCATTGACGCGGTCTATCTGGACTCGGAAGACGGGGACATTCTGCGCTACGGCGAAAGGCTGGGGGCGCGGATACTCAGGCGCGACCCTGCTCTATCGGGTAACGACACCGACGGGCATGCGCTGTTCTGCAACGAGATCGCGCACGTCGAAGCCGATGTCTATGTGCAGGCATTATGCACGAGCCCGTTCGTCAAGGTCGAGACGTTGCGGCGCGCGATCGACGCCCTTGCCGATCACGACTCTGCCGTGCTGGTACGGCGCGAAAAGGTCTATGAGTGGCGTGACGGTCACCCGGTTTATGGAGACCGCATCCCCAACAGCATCGATCTGCCGGACAGGGTTTCCGAGGCCATGGCGCTATACGTGGTCAGGGGAGATGTAGCCCGCCGACTGGGAAGACGGGTTGGGGAGTCGCCGGCTTTGATAGAGGGCGACCCTGTAGAGCTGATCGATGTCAACACGCCGGCGGATTTCTTTCTCGCCGAACGGGTGGTTGCCGGCATCGTGGCGGAGGAATCGCGGCGCTTACGGCTTCTGTCGATATCGCTGACGAGCGCGGTCCTGTCGGATGTCTGCGACGGACTCGATATCGATTGCGTCCTGCCCGGAAGCTTCGCCAGCAATCTCCCGCGCAAGGTCTTCGGCCGCGCGCGGACGATGGAGATACGCGAGATCGCATCCGACGACGACGACGACGCCATTTACGACGCGCTGAAATCGTATGCGTGGCTTGCCGGAAACGACGTGGTCTTCGTCAGAAACGGAACCGGCCATGCTTATTTCGGCGAGATCAACATGGGGCTGGCGGTGCGGTCGGGCGCGCAGGCGGCAATCATAGACGGGCTGACACGGGATGCGGGCGCGACGGCCAATGGGGACTTTCCTGTGTACTCCCGAGGACTCTGTTGCCGGGACGTGAAGGGCCGGGGCGCGGTGGCATCGATCAACGAGCCTGTAGTGGTGGGCAATGTGACGGTGTGCCCGTCCGATCTCGTCTTCGCCGATGCTGAGGGCGTCATGGTCATACCGGCCCGGCATGAAGAGGCGGTCCTGTCCCGCGCCGTCGAGATTGTTTCTGCTGAGCAGAAAATCATCGCCGATGTGGTCAGGGATATCGGCGTGCGCGATCTGGTCGCGAAGCACGGGTTCTTTTGATGGATATCGTCGTTTATCGATCCCAAAGCCCGTGGGCGACGCCGAACGAAGACGCATTCGCCGAAGGTCTCAGGGTTCACGGGATAGAGCCGGAATTCAGGCATACCGGGAACATCCGCGCCAGCGATCTCGCCGTGATCTGGGCGCACCGGCACAAGGCGCTGTTCCAGACACAGCGACAGGCCGGCGCGCATTACCTTGTCATGGAGCGGGGGTATGTCGGCGATATCCATGCAAGGAGAAAGTGGACCTCGCTCGGGTTCGACGGGCTCAACGGACGGGCTGTTTTCGCGAAGGACATGCCGTCGGATCGATGGGAGCGGAACTTCCCACGGACGATGAAGCCGTGGCAGGACGGGCGCTACGCGGTGGTCATGGGGCAGGTCCGGGGCGACGCCTCGATAGAGGGCGTCAACATCACGACGTGGTACGAGGAAGCGGCGGCGAACCTGAAAGCGGACTGGGGCATCCCGGTTAAATTTCGACCGCACCCCAACGATGCCGGGGTGTTCGTTCCCTACGGTTGTGAGGTCGATACCGGGTCTCTGGAAGACTGTCTTTCCGGCGCCTCCGTCGTGGCGACGTTCAATTCGACTTCGGGGGTCCAGTCGGTGCTTTCGGGCGTCCCGACGATTGCGCGGGACCGCGGATCGATGGCGTGGGCGGTATCGGCCAGAGACTACGATCACAGGTTCACGCCCGACCGGGATCAGTGGGCGGCGGACCTCGCCTATACATCGTGGACGGTCGAGGAAATGGCTTCTGGTCTGGCGTGGAATCACCTGAGGGACCTGATATGACGCTGAAGGCGCAGAGCCCTGCCGATGTCCTGTCGTGGGCGCTGGATTTCGAGACCGAGTTCTTGGCCTCGGATGACGACGCCGCGACCTACGCATGGACCGTCGATCCAGACGACAGCCCCACGCTGCTGGCGAACGCGACATCTCTCAATGTCGATCTCAGCAATCTGGCATGGGGCATCGTGTATCAACTTTCGCTCAAGATCACGTCGGATGCCGGGGTCGAGGCGAAGCGATCCATCCCCGTTGTCTGCGGTGATCTGTGATGGCGCTGAAAGTCACGACCGCTCCGACCGAGCTTCCCGTCCTGATCGGGGAGGTGATGGCGCATATCCGCGAGACCAACGAAGCGAAGCAGGCCGAAATTCTGGAATACATGTTCGCCGCGGTCGATCAACTGGACGGCCCCAACGGCCTGCTGAATCGTTGTCTGATTTCGCAGACCGTCGAGTACACGATGGACCGCTTTCCCGATTTCGGATGGTGGGAGTACAGCCGGTTCGTCTCCGCTTTCGATCTGCCGCTCAGCCCTTTGCAGTCGGTGACCAGCATCAAGTATCTCGACGAAAATGGAACCGAACAGACCATCGCATCGTCGGATTACCGGGTCCTCAATAGCGGAGTCGAGACCAGGCGCGGGCGGGTCGAGCTGGCCTATGACGCGACATGGCCGACGACGCGGCCGATAGAGCAGGCGGTGACGGTCACCTATCTGGCGGGATTCGGAGCACGGAATTCCGTCCCATGGAAGTACCGGCAGCTGATCATGGCGTGGGTAAAAGAGCTTTACGATCACCGCGACCCGTGGTCGGCGATGGACCGCTCGCCCGCTTTCAAGGGGCTGTTCTCGCAGTGCCAGTACCCGGCGGTGTGATGCCTGAGCTAGACCGGCTGATCACCATTCAATCGGCCACGGAAGCGCAGGACGCATCGGGCCAGCCCATAGAGACGTGGGCCGATCTGGAAGCCGATGTCCCTGCCGAGTACATGCCGGTCTCCGGGGGAGAACAGTTCGCGGCGTTCCAGCATCTTGCCACTGCCATTGCAAGATTCCGGATCAGGTACAGGACGGACCTGACGCGGAAAATGCGGCTGATCTTCGAGGATGAGACGTGGAACCTGCGTCACTTCGAAGAGGACCGCAGATTTGATCGCCGTCAGTATCTTGTCCTGACCGCCGAACTGATCGCCGCGACATGAGCCTCGAAACGGAAGTCCGCGCAAGGCTTGCTGCTGACGGCACGATATCTGGACTGGTATCGACCCGGATATTCCCGCTCATGCTGCCGCAGAACCCGACCTATCCGGCACTGGTGTTCCGCAGGATATCGGGACCGCGGATGCACGATCTACAGGGATCGATCGGCAGGGGGACGGCAAGGTTGCAGATCGACAGCTGGGCCACCGGCTATCTCGGCGCGCAGGCGCTCGCTGCCGCCGTCCGGTCGTCTCTCGACGGCTTCACCGGGATGCTGACCAGCCTTCACGCCGTGATCAAGCTCGACAACGAGATCGACGATTACGACGACGACGCGGACAAGTACCGCGTGATCCAGGATTTTCGAATAATCCATACGGAGTGAGTCCATGGCGCTTTACCTGATCGGCCGGCTTCTGGTGTCGGCGCGCAACGGCCACCATGCACAGGAGCTGGCGGACAGCGATGCGTCCCCGCGCCGGATCAAGGAAGACATGCCGCACGGCGTTGTTGGCGCCGTCGATACTCCCGGAGAAGAGGCCGTCGAACAGGGCGAGGCCCGTGAGGTCGATATTACCAGCCTTTCCGACAGGGGCGTCCGCCGTTTCAGAAATCTCGATACCGGCACGGAGCGGACCGAACCGCGCTGAGCCGATTGCCCTAAATCGGGGTCTGGGCAACCCCGCCTCGCGCCGTCGTGAGACGCCGCATTCCCTGAGAAGGAGAGCCCCATCATGGCAACCTATGTAGCTGACGGCACGACGCTTGCCCGCCAGAACAATGATTCCCCGCAGACCTACGACAGCATTCCGCAGCTCGTGAACATGTCTGTGGTCGGACAGGAGCGTGGCCTGATCGACGTGAGTAATCTTTCGTCCACCGCGCGCGAATGGAAGAAGGCGCTGAAGGACGGGATCGAGATGCCGTGCTCGGCGCAATGGGATCCGGACAACGCGATCCATGTCCTGATCGTGGAAACCGATCTCGACGCGAACACGGCCCGGAGCTGGAAGGTCACGTTCCCCGACTCGCCGGCGCAGACGGTGACGTTCAACGCCATCGTCATCCGTGCCGTCGTGACCCAGATCGAGCTCGACAATGTGTTGATGCTCGAATTCACCCTGAAGCCGACTGGCGATCTAACCTGGAGCTGATGCCGTGACGAAAAGGAATGAGGACTTCCTGAGCGCGGCGAAGGCATCGTCGCGCCGGGAGAAGATCGAAATCGAGGGGCTGCCCGTCGTCTATGCGCAGCCCCTCACCGAAGAGGATGTCGAGGCGATTTCCGCCCGCTGTCTTCTTCCCGGAAAGAAACCCGAGGATGGGGACAACGCATACGACAACCGCAAGCTGACGCGCGAGATCGTGTGCGCGTCCATCGTTGACGCGAAGGGCCGGCGCGTCATTCCAGAGGGCAAGGAGGCGGAGCTACGCAAGCTGCCGGCGCATGTCTCGCGGGCTCTTGTGCAACATGCGCTCCGGGTCAACGGCATGACGGGGGAGAGTGCGGGAAACGGCTGAGCGGCGACCAGCGCCGTCTGTTCCTGCATCGTCTCGCGCTGGCGATGGGGCGGACGGTCGCCGAGCTCAAGGCTTCGATATCCCGCCGCGAGCTACAGGAGTGGATGGAGTTCTATGCCTTGGAACCGTGGGGATCGGAGATCGACTGGTTCCGCACGGGCACGATTGCAGCCGTGGTCGCGAACAGCGCGCCGAACCGGAAGCGGGGATCGAAGGCGATGTCTCCCAAGGACTTCATGCCGAAGTTCGGTCGCAAGAGGCGCGGCGATCTGAATCCCGATCGGCTCAAGGCCGAATTGCTGAGTGGGTTCGGCAAGAGGATAAAGCGGGCGAAGAAGAATGAAAACTGATTTCAGCATCCGCGGCGCGAAGGAGATGGAGCGGCTTCTCAAGGAGCTTGGTCCGAACTTGGCTGCGAAGGTCGGCGATCAGGCCCTGAGGGCGGGTGCCAAGCCGATCATCGAAGAGGCCAAGCGTCTGGTCCCGGTGAAGTCCGGGGCGCTCCGGGATTCGATCACGGTAGCCACCGAGCGGAAGCGGAACGCGGACAATCAGCGCATGGTGCTGATCGGGTTCAAGAAGCCGCACAGCCGACGGGCGCATTTAACGGAATTTGGAACCGTTCATTCTGTCGCCAAGCCGTTCATGCGCCCGGCACTGGATGGGAAAGCCGGTGAAGCCCTGAACGAGATGGGCCGGGTTCTCGCCAAGGGTATCGAGCGGGAAGCGAAGAAGCTGGCGAAGCCTTAGCCGTTATATGTGCAGGGCGATGAAAAGAAGATAGCCGCTCGGTTGCTTTATCCGGAAGCCGGCGCGGCTGTATTCCTTCTTCCGCATCGTCGCGATGAGAGACGCAAATGCTTCCGGCGACGAGAGCTTATAGGAGCCCAAACGGGTAAACACGTCGTGCTGGCGTATACCCTTCCTCGCCGCCTCGCTGGTCGGATCGATTGACACGACCTCCAGCCCTTCGGTGTGTGCGCGGAAGGTCATGCCGAGGATGCCTTGCCCGGTGTGCGCGTTGACCGGCGTACCCTGCGGCGTGAGCCCCTTCGCGTGCATGCAGGATTCGTAAACAAGGCGCTCGTTTTCGTTCTGGATCGCCATCTGCCAGACGATGGAGTTGCCGCCGATACCGGACCCGCCGGCTTTTGCGCGGCTGAAACAGTCGGCCTGCTCGGGCGACATGGCTTGAATCGGAAGCGGGGTCGGCTGGGCACAGGCGGCGAGCGCAAAAAGCGCGAAAGCTGAATAGATAATTCTCATAAGCCATCTCCTTTTGCGGGAGAGCAAAGACTACCGAAGGTTCTGCTGAATGGCAAATATTGGATCGCTGACGGCTAATCTTCGCTTGGAAAGCGCGGCGTTCATCCGCGACATGACCAAGGCGCAGCGGGCCGTCGCCAGCAATACCGCCGCGATGCGGCGGTCCATGCAGCAGGTGGAGCGGGCTTCGCGCAACGTCCAGCGGCAGTTCTCACAGCTTCGGGGGGCGGCTGTCGCGTTGGCCGGGGCGCTGGCCGTGCGGCAGTTCACACAGTTCGCGAAGTCGGCCATCAATACCGGCGATGCGCTGGCGAAGCAGGCCCGGCAGCTACAGATCACGGCCTCCGAATTCCAGCGTTACCGGATCGAGGGCGAGCTTGCGGGTGTGGCGACACAGAAGCTTGAGTCCGGCATCGGCGCCTTCACCAAGCGCGTCGGCGAGCTCCGGGCCGGAACCGGGACTCTCGTCACCATCCTCGACAAGTCCAACGTCGCGCTGAAAAACCAGCTTCTTGCCGCGACCTCGACCGAAGAGGGTCTGCGCATCATGTTGCGGGCGATCCAGGAATCCGGAACGGCCTTCGACAAGCAGGCGCTTTCGGCCGCTGCCTTCGGACGGCAGGCCGGGCAGGCGATGGTCCTTCTGGCCGATGAGGCGGGAACGCTCAACGCCGAGATGGTGAAGCTGGTTACGATCAGCGACAGCGTTCTCAAGGCGTCGGAGCACTTGGAAGATCAATTCACGCTTCTCAAGGCCGCGTTCAGCGCTGGCTTCGATACGTCCATCATCGAAGGCATGGCCGGGTCCGTCGAGGCTACTGCGGAGTCCATGCGCGAGGCGCGCGAGATCGGCGAAGAGTTCGGCCGCGCTGTCGGGGCTGCGATGCGAGGTGTTGCAGAAGCGGCGAAGTTCGTCGGCCGGAACATGCGTGAGATCGTCGCCGTTGCCGGTGCCCTGATTGCTCTGAAACTTGCCGGGATCGTTCTCGGCATGGCGAAAGCTTTTCTCGCCCTTGCCGTGGCGATGCGCGCTGCTGCAGCGGCTGGCGGCATCATGGCGGCGGTTTCGGCCGGGGCGAAGAAGGGGCTGGTCGGTCTCGCTGCCGCCGCCGCGACCTTCGCGGCCATCATGGTCTCCATCAAGGAAACCGAGCCCGCGATCTTGGATGCGGTGGAGGCCGTCAAACAGTTCGGGTCGGGGGTTGCGGATGCCGGAGCGGGCTCGGGCGTCGCCGCCAAGAAGGTCGCCGACCTGACCAAAGCCCAGAACCAACTGACGAGCGACACGCTGGCCCTGATCGTCGCGCACAAGAAGTCCGACGCCGAATACAAGCGGGTCAAAAAGTCAATCGACCTCCACAACGATGCGATGCGCCAGGGCGTCGATGTCACGACCGAACAGGGCCGGGCGTGGCTTGAGGCTGCCCGCACCGCACGCGACCTGCAGGATGAGCTGGCTGAGATGGTCCGCAAGCGGGAAGAGGATTCCCGCGCGATGGAAGAGCAGGTCAAGCGTCAGCAAGAGCTGATGCAGGAGCCGTTCAAGAATGCCATACGCGGCATTCAGGATAGCTTCACCGACGCCTTTGAGAACATCTTCTAGGGCGGGGTGGACAGCTTCGCCGACCTCGCCAGTACCGTGAAGCGGATCTTCATCCGGCTGGCGGCGGAGATCGCATCGCTGATGGTATTCCGTCCGGTGGTCGGCGGTGTACTCGGCTCGGTCGGGATGGGCACGGTTGCGCAGCAGATGGGGCTGACCGGGGGCGTCGGCATAGGCGGCGGGCCGGTGGTGGGCGGCGGCGCGGCCGGCGGTGGTTTTAACTTCTCCGCGCTGGCTTCCATGCCGTCCTTCCTGCCGCAGTTCGCAAAGGACGCACTATTTGAGGCGTCCTCATTCCTTCTTGGTCCGGAACTTGGTTCGGCCTTCGGCGTCGATCTGGTGGGCGCCTTCAACCCGGCGAATGCGCTCGGCGGGTTTGTCGGCAGCATCGCCGCCAACATGCTGGGGCTAGGTCATGACAATGCGCTGGTGAACGCGGGGACCGGGACCATTGGCGGTATTGCCGGGGGGGTTATCGGCGGGCCGATTGGCGCTGGCATTGGTGCATTCCTTGGCACCGCGCTGGGCGGGCTGTTCGGGCCGGGCAAGTCGGTCGGGCCGGGCGGCGGGGCGCAGTTCGGCATCGGCGGCGGCCAGGACCTGCTGTCCTTCTTCGGGCAGGGCGGCGATAACGGGTTCGATGCTTCGGGCTCGGCGCAGACCGTGCGCCAGGCGATGGAGACGCTGAATACCCTGGTGACCGGGCTCGGCGGCGCATTCCGCCCGACCCGCGGCCAGCTCGCCGGGCTCGGCAGGTTCGACCATGCCGGTGGCATCTTCTCGCAGGTGCAGAGCGCGCCGAACCAGAGCCTCGACGCCAACGGGCCGACCGCGGTCACCCGCTTCTTCGGATCGGACACTGACGCCGCGATCAACGACCTTCTGGTCCGCACGCTCAAGAATTTCGAGATCACCGGGCTCGCCCCGGCCGTGGCGACGGCGCTGGCGAACTCTGTTGCCACGACGTTCGAAGGGCTGGTCTCCGACCTCGATTTCGCGGCCAGCCTGTCCGGGATCACCACGACAGTCTCCGCCTTCGATCAGGCGATGGCGGCTGTGGATCAGCGGTTCTCCGAACTGACGGATCGTGCCCGGTCCCTCGGGCTTTCCATCGAGACCGTGACCGAGGCACAGCGGCGCGAGGAAGAGGCGGTCAGGATGCAGTTCCGGGCACCGCTCATTCAGGCGGCCGAAGGGATCGCTGGATTCCTCCGGGGCACGGAAGCGCAGTTCGCGTCACCCGCTGAACAGCTCAGCCGGATGCAGGCGCAGTTCGGCGACCTCCTCGGGCGAGTCAGGGGCGGCGAAGTCGGCCTTACCCAGCCGCTCCTGCAGACGGCGCAGGCGCTGACTTCGGTGGGCCGGTCGCAGTTCGCGTCATCGGTTGATTTCCAGAGCATCGATCACTTCGTGCGGTCGCAGCTTGCAAGTGTCGGCGAAACTCTGACCAGCGAGGATTTCTTCGAGGCCCAGGTCGAGGCGACCCGCCAGCAGACCGGGATCATCGATGACGGCAATGAGCGGATCGTCTCCGCCATCGAAGGTCTGAGGCGAGAGTTCCAGATGGTGCGACAGGAGCTGGCGGCATGATGCCGTCCGCGCAGTTCATGACCGCGCCGATGTCCACGGCACCGGGACCGGCTCCGCTGCCCGCTGCCTTTCTGGAAGCGTTGATATCTCCCAACGGCCAGTACCTTGTCGAGATCGCGGCGTACAAGGGCGGGGAAGCAAGGTCGGGCGGACTGGCGACGTGGACGGAGATTCCGCTGACCACGATTCCCAAGGGCGGGGGAACGAATGTCGGACAGGTCAGTCTCCGCTATGCCGACAAGCACTGGGTTGGCGATCCCGACGATGCCGATCATCCCAACCTGTTCTATGAGGGGCGGGTCAACGTGCCGCTCACGCTGGTCCGGGCGATGCCTATTCTTCCCGAAGAGGACAGGCGGTCACGGCGGCAGTTCGGCCAGATCGAAATTGCCAACGGTGATGGTGCCCTCGATCCGATTCTGCAATCCTACGCTGTTGACGGAAGGCGGGTGCGGGTTCTGTTCGGTCCCTACATGGGAGCGTATGCGGATTTCCGCGCCGTGCTGGATGTTCTCGGTACTGGATGGGAGGGCAACGACAGCGAGGTCAGAATAAGCCTCCGGGACCGGGGCTATTCCCTCGATCTTCCGCTGCAGGAGACCCTGTATGCGGGCACCGGGGAGGCAGAGGGCGGGGCCGATGCACAGGGCAAGCCGAAGCCTCTTCTGTTCGGACGGTGCCGGAACATCACGCCCATCCTGATCGACCCGCTGAACCTGATCTATCAGGTCCACGACGGCGAGATTCACGCCCTCGACGCGGTGTACGATCAGGGGCTGGGATTGCAGGACAGCTTAGACGATGTTGCGACCTACGCCGCGCTTGTGTCGCAGGCTGTCACGCCCGGAGAATTTGCGACGGCGAAAGCGGTGGGCCTGTTCAAGCTCGGGGGACTGCCCAACGGACTCGTCACAGCCGATGTCAGGGGCGATGCCGATCCCGATTATATCGACACCCTGGATCTGATCTGCCTCCGCATCCTTCAGGATCGTCACGGCCTTTCCAGCCAGTGGATCGATACCGGCTCCTTCGCCGGTGCTGCGTCCATTGCAGGCGAGATGGGAATCTATATCTCTCCCGGAGAGACGCCGACCACGGCCCAGGTTCTGACGAGACTGATGCAGGCGGTCGCGGGATGGTGGGCGCCGGGACGCAACAGCCTGATCCGGGCCGGACGATTGGGAGCGCCGGAAGACCGCTCTGCAAATCTCACCCTCGATCAGTACGATATCCTCGACCTGACACCGGAGACCGCTCCTGTCCCGCGGTGGAGACAGAGGGTCGGGTTCAAGCCGAACTGGACGATCCAGCGGGGAGAGGACCTTGCCGGGGCTGTCACGGGAGCGCGGAGGCAGTTCCTTGCCGAGCCGTTCAGCGTGTTCGCATCATCGGATGCGGTGACCCGCGTGCGGCATTTGCAGGCGCTCGATCCCGCTCCGCTTCCGGGTCTGTACGAAAACGAAGCCGATGCGGAGACGCTGGCGGATTTCCTTCTGGAACTCCATAGCCCCGACCGAAGGATATTCACGGTCACGGTGAAGCGGATAGGTTACCAGCTCGATTTGCAGAAGATCGTCCATATCACATGGCCGCGCTACGGATTGCAGAACGGCCAGAATTTCGCGGTGGTCGGAATCGAGGAACGCGCGGACGAGCGGGGTGACTTCGTGATTTTGCGGGTCTGGGGTTAGATGGCAAAAGCCCTCCTGAGCTGGATCAACCACGTCGATCTGTCGGCCACGGTTCTTTCGTCATCTGGCCATGCCGGCGATCTGGCGCCCTCCAATCTCGCCGATCCCATTGTGGGGAAGCGGTTCCGAACAACGTCCCTCACGGGGTGGGGGCAGGCGGATTTCGGGGCCAACAAGACCGTCGGTGTTCTGGCGCTTGTGTTCCCGAGGGACACGACGTTTCCGACTTCCGGAACTGTGCGGTGGCAACTGGATGTAGATGGGGGCACCGCAGGAGCCGGGGCCACCTACGATTCGACGGCCATCTCTATCGGCGCGTCGGAAGGCTACGGTTATCACCTTCACCTTCCTACTGAAGCCAGTGTCCGGTACGTCCGCTTCACCTTCGCCGTGACCGGGCTGTCCTTTATCGATGTCGGCAGATTGTGGGCGGGGGAAGCGTGGCGGCCGGATGTGAATATCGTCGGCGGCTATGAGGACGAATGGGATGATCTCAGCGTCATTAGCAGGGCGCAGAGGTCGGGTGCCGAATACGTTGACGAGCGCCCGAACCAGAGACTGTACGCTGTCGGGCTCGAAGCCTTGGACGACAGCGACCGAAACGATATCCGGGAGATGCAGAGGATTGTCGGCATCTCAAAGCAACTTCTTTTCTGCCTCGACCCCGACAGCTTCACCCGGCAGACGATCCTCGGACGATTGAGAGCGAGCACGCCTATCCGACACAGGGCACTGACCAGTCACCTCTACACCAAAGCCTTCGCGATCCGCGAAAGCCTCTGACCAGCGCCGTGAGGCGTCGGCAATCCCATTGATGGAGTTCGCCAATGGCGAAGTTTGGAGATCGCGTCAAGGAAACCACCGACACAACCGGCACGGGAAGCTTAGATTTAAACGGCGCACCCACGGGATTCCGGTCCTTCGCCGATGAGTTCACGACCGGCGACGATGAAATCTCCTACCTGATCGTTGACGATCCCGACGCCCCGACCGAGTACGAGTTCGGCAAGGGCACCTTCACGACCGGGTCTCCCAACACCTTCGCCCGCGATACCGTCGAGGGGTCCTCGAACAGCGGCAACAAGGTCAGCTTCACGTCGGGCACAAAGACCATCGTCGCGCTTCCCACGGCCGCGGATATGGCATCCGTGTTCGGCGATGCGTCATGGGGCCAGAAAAACGCGGCCGTCCGCGCCATCACCTCGGATGACAGCCAGGTCGCGGCGGATGACGGGAAGCTGATCCTCGCCGACGCCTCGGGGAATTCGCCGGCAACCCTGATCTACACATTGCTGGCGGAAGCGACAGCGGATGATGGCTTCGTTACGACGGTCAGGAATGACGGCGCCAGCGGAACGGTTGACGTTGACGATGATGCTGCGGCCTTGATCCGGAGGTTGCAGCCCGGCCAGGCGGTAGAACTGCGCTGCGACGGTAGCGCATGGCACGAGGTTTCGACGCTGCTGCCAGCCTATGATATCGCCTTCGTTGCGGGGTTCGACAGCGACATGACGGCGGAGGACATCGCGGTCGCGACCTATGGCGAGCTGGTTATGGCGCGCGCCGGGTCATTCACCGGCGAGGCCGGCTATATCGACACCGCACCGGAAGGTGCCGACGCGATCGTTGATATTGAGAAGAACGGCACGACCATCTACACCACCAAGCCGGAATTCGCTGCCGGGTCCAACACGCTGACCGCCGGCACGCTGAAAACGGACGGCACCGAGGATTTCGTCTCGGGCGACCGGATCACCTTCAAGGTGACGCAGATTGGCTCCGGCGCCTCGCCCGACGTTGCGGGTGCCGGGCTGCGCTTCACCGCGCGGGCGAGCCTCGGCTGATGGGCCGCCTGCTCCTCGCGCCCCGGCTGATCGGGCGGCGGAAGTCGCCACCGTCCTACGTCCACACCACCGGCCCGGCGATCACCACCGACTTGTCGGAATACACGTTTTCATCTGTCGATATCAGCGATGCCGGAAACCGGATCGTCGTTGTCGGGATCATGTCGCTGCGGAGCGCGGCGGGAACGGCGAATCTCACGTCCGTCACCATTGCCGGCGTCTCGGCTTCCGTCGAAGTCGTCAGCGCATCGGGCGGGCGCCAGATTTGCGCCATTGCCACCGCGTCTGTTCCGACAGGTACGACCGGCGATATCGTCGTGACCTTCGACCAGACCATGGCGCGCTGTGTTATCGCGGTGTGGGCGGCCTATGACCTGAATTCGGCGACAGCCGTGGATACCGCGTCTTCGACAGCCGACCCGGCATCGCTCGATGTTGATACCCAGACCGCCGGCCTGATCTTCGCCGTCGCCTACAACAACGGCGGCGGAACGGCGACATGGACGGGTATCACCGAGCAGTTCGATACGACCTCGGAAGCCGCGCTGGTCACCGCGGCGGATGCCACCGTTGCGACCGGGGAAACCCCGCGCACGGTCGAGTGCGATTACTCATCAGCAGACACCGAGCGCGTCGGCGTTTCGGCGAGCTTCCGGTAATGCTGACACAGGAACAATGGGATATCGAACGTGCCAAGCTCGTACAGGCACAAGCCGATATCCAGTCGGTGATTGAAGGGATAGACGCCGCGTTTTCCGGAACACCCTCCGGCGTGGTGTGGGACCGGACAGGTGTTGCCAACAATCCGACATTCTCCAACGGCGACCTCACCGTTGCGGCGACGGCGGCTCATGCGCTGCGCTCCACCGTCTCGGTTCCCCTGTCGAAGCGGTATTTCGAGGTCGCGGTGGATTGCCGTGGCACGGCCGGCCATTTCGCAGTCGGGGTGATCCGGTCGGATCAGCCGATATCCAGCCCGCCGACCTCGCTGGCAGCCGTCCCTTCGGGCATGTGGCTGTGGCGCGACGATACATGGTGGGCGCATGGCGGGGCCTCCGGTCAGATCGGCTCCGCATGGGCCACGGGCGATACCATCATGGTCGCGTTCGACGATACCGGGAATCTGTGGTTCGGCCGCAACGGCACGTGGATGGGCGATCCCGTGAATGGGACAGGGCCGGCCTTCACCGGGCTGACGGGAGACATCGGCGCCTGTTTCGTCTTCATGGGGAGCAACGGGTCTCCGGTGGCGACGGGGCGGTTTTCGGTTTCCTGCCCAACCGGGTTTGCAACTCTTGATGCTTGACATGCTCGTTTCACGTGCAACACTCGCCGGATGCACCGTCGCTCATTCCTGCTCGGGGGAATTGCCGTGCTGACGGCAAGCGGCTGGGCCTCTTTGCGGGGCGGGCTTGTCGGCGCATCCGAAGAGATCGGGGCTGCGGTCGCAGGTCTGGATCAGGCCGTGACCGGGTTCTCGCGCCAGCCCTTCACCGCACGCTGCGCGGCCGGGCACTGCCTGCATGACGGGTATTTCCATATCGGCTGCGGCTGGCAGCCGGCGGCGTCCACCGGCGCATTTGCACCCGGCCACTACCGGACCAAGGATTTCGTCGTCGCCGAGCGGGCGGTGGAGCCGCTGGGTCTGCCCGATATCGTGTTCCACGAGATGGCGTCGTTCAACGGCCGCATCTGGCGCGGGCCTGGGCTCGACGATTTGGAGTGGAATCCGGGCGACGACCTGACGACGGATGCGATCCATTCGTCGGAGACGGGGGCCGCGCCGTGGACCGCCGAGGCCGATCCGCCGGATGGGCCTCGTGAGTGTGGGCTTCTCCTCGCCCATGACGGCTATCTCTATTCCGGCCTTGGCGAGCGGTACAAGGAGGACCAGGACCCGGTTTACGTCATGCACCGGGATATCTGGCGCAAGGCACCGGGTGGGGCATGGGAGATGCGCAGTTCCGACATCGGCTTCCCGTTGCGGTCGTTTGGCCAGGTCAGTTGGAACGGGCGGCTGTTCATGGTCGGCGGCGCTGACGAAACGAATTTCACGGCATCCGATCCGTTGCGCATCGACACGGCGAAAATTCGCTCTACCGCCGACGGGTTCCTGACGCTGACCGATCACGGCGACGGTCCCTTTATCGGCTACGGCATGAGACTCGCGCACTGGCGCGGCGGCGTGGTGATGGTTGGCGGGGCAAGCGGAAACCCGACCGTGCTGTCCGACAGGGTGTGGTTTTCCGACCATCCGGAACTCGCCGTCTGGACCGAGCTCGCATCCCTGCCGGAGCCGTTGATGCATGCGGCCGCGGGCGCGCTCACGATAGACGGTGTAGAGGCGCTGGCCGTGATCGGCGGCTACGTCATCCGGTCGGGTCAGCATCTTGCCGCCGGCACGATCTACACGCTGGACGATCCCGCTGGCCAGTGGGTCCCGCGTACCGATTCCGACTTCTGGACCGACTGACCCTTTCCTCTATCCCGAACCCGAGAGGCTGCGATGAAATCCGCCGCCGCCGGTGCTGTGGTGTAGATGCCTCTCCCCGGCCGGTAAAATACATCCAGAAAGGGACGTGATGTATCGACGATACGCCCTGTTCGTCACGGCGATCCTGCTGTCGCTGATCCTGACGGAGCCGGTGTGGGGGCAGGAAATCCTGGAGTGCCAGTCGCAGGACAACATGCGCGCCGACCTGAAGCGGAAGTTCAACGAATCGCCGGTAGCGCAGGGCACGTCGCGCGGCGTGCTGGTCGAGCTGTTCGTGTCGCCCGACGGCCGCTCCTGGTCGATCATCATGACGGGGCCGAATGGCCTGTCCTGTTTCGGGGGCGACGGCGCCGACTGGCAGAATATCCCGGTGCAGAAGGGCCGGGCGTCGTGAGCGACCTCTGCCCCACATGCTTCCAGCCGCTTCCGCCGGAAATGGACCTCACCGTGTCGCTGGAAGAGAACTGCGTCATCTGGAAGGGCGTCCGCGCGAACCTGACGCCGGCAGAAGCGGAGATCATGCAGATGTTCGTGGCCGCCGATGGTCTGCTGAGCTGTGACGGCCTCATGCGGGGGCTGCACGGCAACGTCCGGGATTTGCCCGGCGATAACAGTATTCGCGTCCATATCAGCAACCTGCGCCGCAAGCTCCGGGCCGCCGATATCCCGATCACCATCGTCCCGGTGTTCAACGGCAAGAAGTGGGATCGCGGCTGGAGGCTGGTGCATGGGTACTGACTGCCCGTGCTGTGGCCAGACACTGCCCGCGGACATGGCCCTGACGGTCTGCCTCAACACCAACGCCGTGCTGTGGCGGGGCCGGATGGTCCAGCTCACGCCTACGGAGGCGGAAGTCCTGTCGATTCTGCAGGACCGCTTCCCGCGCTGGGTTCGCACCGACAGCATCATGGCCGGGGTGTACGGGATGGGCGAGACACGGCTGCCGAAGACCATAACCGATTTCGTGGCGACCATGAACCGCAAGCTGCGCGAAGGCCTGATTCCGGCGCGTGCGGAAAGCGGATGGTTCGTCGGGGCCGGGGGCGGAAAATATCGGCTGCGGCTGGACGCGTGAGGCAAGCCTTCGCGCTGCTGATCGCGGCCGTCTATGTGCTGATCGCTGTGTGGAAAACAAGGAACGGCTGATGGCGGAACTCAACGATCTCCACCGCATGGTGGGCGAGCTTGCCGGCACCGTGAAGTCGTTGACCACCTCCGTCGAGGGTCTGCGCACCGACGTTAAGGCCGGCACCGAGAAGATGCACGACCGGATCAGCGAGCAGGGCAAGCGGGTCGGAGCGGTCGAGACGGCGCTGGCCGAAGCGAAGGGCGACACGGCAGCGAGAAAGGCGATCCGGGGCGGGCTGCTGACGCTGGGCGGCGGCTCGCTGGGGGCGATCCTCGCAAGGCTGTTCGACAAATGGGGGGCGGGCGGATGATCGCGGGCTGGACGAAAGGCTGCGGTTCATCGAGCGCCGGGAGCGGTGAAGCCGTTCCTTACCCATCGGGCGACGCGCAGTTCGCAGCCGTCCATCAGTGCCAGACCGTTGGCTTTTCCGACATGGGTAATCAGCTTGCCGCAGCCGCACGGGCATCGGCAGCGGCCTTTCCGACGGCCCTCAGGCCACGGGTCCATGTAGCGAACATGATCGTTTGCGGAGGCGATCTGTCCCCATCCGGCCGTGCCGCCGTTCATGGCTGCCTTCAAGGCGGTGGGAGACAGTTTCGTCAGGTTAACCATGCGCGCTTCCGGGAGCGGTGAGAACTGACCGGGGCCGCTTGCATTGCAGAGGCGGACACCCGGTCTAGAGCGGTCCATTCCAACGTCCCTTTATACCACACTGAGTTGTGAAGGCAATGAGATGAGGGGCTGCGGGCCAAGAGGCCGCTCGCGCGGTTCCCATCCTCGACGCCATCGCAAGCTGGGTTGGTCTTACGACAACCGCCCGCAACCCGTCCCGATTATACCACACTGAGTTGTGAAGGCAATCCCATCCGCCCCTTGCGGGTCCGTGGCCGTTCCGGTCTGAGCGGCATAGCAGCATCAGGAGAAGAAGCATGTTGACCATCCGACATATGGCACCGTCCGGCCACGAGACCATTGTACAAACGCCCCGTGTGGAGTGCGAGCCGGCGATGGAGATCAACGGCAACGTACATAAAGTCTGGTGGGAGCGCCCTGACGGCCACACAGACTATTTCTGCGACGGCTCAGTTTACGTGATGAACGATAGCGGCAAGACCGTCGCTAAGTATTTCTGGTCATACGGGCCGGTCGAAGCCGCGCCGGAAGACGAGCTTCCCGAGCGTGCCGCCGCCTGACTCTCACCACCGGGGCCGTCGTCACTGGCGGCCCCGCTTCGCAAGGAGATCGAACCATGGACCCGCTCGTCCTCAAATACCTTGCCGGCGGCGGCGTTCTGCTGCTCGGCGCCGTCATGACGTGGTGCGACAAGCTCGATAAAGGTGTGATGACCACGCTGATCGTCGGCGCGGCTGCGGCAATCGGGTTTCAGATAGCGCCCTCATGAGCGCCGACATTCATGCGCGGAAGGGTTGGACGATCCGTCCCTACGCCTGTCCCTGCTGCAAGACTTGCTGGCTACTGGAACCAACGGCGGAAAAGCTGAGGCAGAACCCGCTGGCTCGTCCGCACTGTCCGTATGGTGGGCCGTTCTCTGGCTATCAGCAAACATGAGAACGGCGGCTCCGAAGAACCGCCGTCTCTGGCAAGTAGATAGAGCAGGTTCGTACCCGGAAATCCTCGCCATTAAACCACAAAGGAACATCCAATGAAAGCACTTCTCACCGTCATCACCGCCGCCCTGCTGCTCGGGGCGTGCTCGTATGTGGACCGCGCCATCGATTTCACGACCGAATACGGGGCCAAGGGTCTCGCCAACGCCGTCGAGGGCGAGTGCCGGCGCTCCATGGCGCAGCGGAAACAGGCCTATGCCGTCTATCTCGCCGAACAGGTGAAGGTCGGCACCGGGAAGATGCTTCCGCTCGATTGTTCGGACGATGGGAAGCCAGACTTTTAGGCTGCGCTGCTGAAATGAAAACGGCGGCTCCGAAGAACCGCCGCTATGTGAAGCGGGACACGACGGAGCGACCTAAGCTCCGCTCTGAGGCATGGACTCTTTGGATGCCTCCAACGCCCGTAGCCCCCAGCTTGGCGCCCGTCCACTCCGGACTGCCGATATGCCTACCAGCCGCGCCCCGCCTGATTCTTTTACCACAAAGGACCTCACCATGAAAGCACTTCTCACCGTCATCGCGCTCGCCGCCTTCCTCGCAGGCTGTGGCACCATCCCCGCGGACACGACCCTCGACGAGCTCCGCAGCTTCACCGCCACCGATGCGAAGATGGCGCGGCTGATCGCGGAAAAGTCCAACGATGAAATCGCGGTCCGGTGTTACGCCTATCTCGAGCAGCGGCTGACACCCGTGGCCGGTGAAGATGCAATCGAGGTCAAGGGCGCGTTGTCCGCCTACCAGCTCGCGCGGAACGCCCGCCGGGCCGTCACCGGCGACGACGAGCAGCTCCGGCTGGCCTGCGCCCCGCTGGCCCTCGATAGCCCACTTATCCGGCGCCTGCTGACGCTGGGCGGCGTGGGGGCGATCCTCACCGGCGGGATGTAAGCGGAACATGACCACCGCCGCGATTGAAACCCATCCCGTCCAGACAGTTGACCACAAGGGCGGCCGATGCCCGACGGCCGTAACGCTGCGCGCCTACGAGGTCTATTGCCATGTGTACAGCCCTCAGCCGGCGATGATAACGGGCAACTGCCGGTTCGGCTTCGGGTGTGGCGAGCTGATTGCGTTTCTCTATGCCCGGTCATTTCCGAAGGCCGAATGGCGAGCGCGTGTTGATGAAGCATTCGCCGGCATGAAGCATCTCGGCTGACGCGCTGCTGAAGTAACACGAAAGGCAGTCAAATGGCTGACGGCGCCCACGATCACGATCTTTCCGGTCTCGCCACCAAGGCAGACCTTGACGCTCTCCGGCTTCACACGACGGAGCGGATAAGCAACGCTGCGGGCCAGATAGCCGCCCACGGCCTGGACCTGCATGAGGTAGACGAACGGCTGGCATGGCTGGAAGCGGCCGTCAAAGCCCTTCAGGACGCCACACAGCCGCCCGCTGGCGAGAAGCCGGCCGATCCTGTACCCGAAGACCCGCCGAAAGCGGATCCGCCTGTAGACCCCCCGGAAACGCCACAGGAGCCTGACGACGCCGCGTTCGACACCGACCTCCTGGTCGAGCCCATCGGCAACCCGAGGGACATGGTAATCCCGACGAACTGGCAGGCGGGGGGCTCGTATTTCCGGGGCAACCGCAGGACCGAGCTGTCGGGGCTTGCGACACTGGCGTACCGGCACAACGCCAAGCTTCCGATAACCGGCGAGCACAAGCTGGTCATCACGCCGGTCGTTGGAGACGGCGCGTGGCTGGCGGTGGACACCGACGATCCCGGCGGCAAGAACAGCGGCGTGTTCGAGTTCGACACCACCTCTCTGCAGGACGGCATCTACTGGTCTCGTATTGTCAGACCGGATGGACGATCCAGCTTCCGCTACCCGCTCTATATCAAGAACGGCGCGCACGCGCAGACGGCCACCGTTCTTTCTACAGGCACTTACGAGAACTTCTTCGGCGGCAACCCGAACCACGTCAGCGCCCGCCTGCCGATGGGGTTCAAGCCACGCATCATCCCCGCCCGCCCGCGACCGGAGGCGAAGATCAACGGCGTCCCAAGCGACAAGCTCTACAGCGACATGCTGGTGCCGCTGCGAACCGGAAACATCTACCGGCCGGAAATCTCCGCCAACGGCTGGGTCGGCACGGACAACCGGCAGAGCTATTTTCAGGCGCAGATCACGCACCAGTATCCGTACCTCGCCCTGCTCGACGGGCCAAGGGGCAGAGGCAGCTTCCAGCCCGCCACCCGTATGCGCTTCCACAAGCGCGGCGGTGGCATCTGGTTCCTCGACGGTTGGCGGCTCGGCCTCGTCAAGCCGGATGGCGAGGTCGTCACCATTGCCGGGTTCCGCCACGACGATCTCCCGCCCTACCACGAGGACACGGACAAGGTGCCGCCGGCGCTGGTCGGCGACTGGTCGCGCGTCACGGGCCCGCACGGGATGCGCGAGGCGTGGGACTTCCTTGTTGACCCGCGCACGACCGGCGTCTCGGATGACCTCCTGGTGGGCGGCATACCGGCGCATCCGCAGGACGTGGTGTTCATCGTCTCGGACACCCCGCACAACCGGCTGATCAAGGTTAGTTGTCAGGGCGACAAGCCGATAGGAGAAGGATACGTCATCGTCGAGGTGCTGGTAGACGATCTGGACGATCCTTGGGGGCTGGCCTACGGACCCGCCGGGTCCAATCAGTTCGCCGTCAGCCAGCGGTGGTCGAACCGTCTGTCGATCTTCGATTTCGACGGAAATTTCATCCGGCACCTGTTCGACAATTCGGCCGACGCCGACATGGTGCGGAAGTTCTCGGGTGCGACCAGCAACCGCTTTGCCGACTCGGCGCTGAAGCATTCGGGCCTGACCATAAACGACACGCGCCAGCACTCGCTGATCTGGCTGGAGGGGATCGACGCTTGGGCTGAGCCAGGCGGGGATCACTGGATCGTGGGCGGCTCGGCTGCCATGGGGCAAATCCTGCGTTTCAACTGGCACACCGGGGAACGGCAAATGGTGGTGCCCGAGTTCCGCGACAACCGCAGCGCGACCGTCAACATCACGGTCTGCCCGGATGACAGCGTGTTTCCGGCCGGCACCATCCTCGCCACAAGATGGGGGTCGGAGAACCACGGCGCACCGAACGCCTACGCGCAGGACGGCACGCGCCTCGACTTCCCGGTACACAGGCGCTACTTCGTCGGGCGCGGCGGGAGTTTTCCGTCGATCGCCTATGGCAGTTCCTGTTGAGTGGGCAGCGAGGCGCTTGGCCATTGGGGGCTGGCGTTCTGCGGCTCGTGGGAGGGGCTGATCCGCGTCTCGCTGGCACAGGACGACGACCCGCCCGCCATCGACAGCGCCCGCTTCGAGAGCGGCCGGAAGAAATACCACGCGCGCGGCTACGAGTTCCTTCATGGGCAGTGGGGCATGAACTTTCACGGCCTGCCTTTGCCGGTCGGCGAGGACCCGGACATCGACTACTTCCTGGATCGCTGTGCGGCGCTGCGGTAGGTCGGTCGGGCTGCTGTGGCGGGAGAGCCGGGAGTAGGCTAGTTATCCTAATATTATACTTGACGTACCCACCTTGGCTTGCTATAAAAGGGGCAAGCAAAGGGATCAACGTCATGTCCATTCTCTCCGAACCTCACTTCCACGATGAACAGGCGGCCTACGATTTCGTAGAGGCGCGCGTGTGGCCGAACGGTCCGGTTTGCCCGCACTGTGGCGAGACCGACCGGGTTAGCCGCATGAAGGGCGAAAGCACCCGGATCGGCACCTACAAGTGCTATTCGTGCCGCAAGCCGTTCACCGTGAAGATCGGCACCATTTTCGAGTCCAGCCACGTCAAGATGAATCTGTGGTTGCAGGCGATCTTTCTGATGGCGTCCAGCAAGAAGGGCATCAGCTCCAACCAGCTTCACCGGACCTTGGGCGTGACCCTGAAAACCGCTTGGTTCATGTCGCACCGTATCCGTGAAGCCATGCGCGACGGCAAGCTGGCGCCGCTCGGCGGCAACGGCATGGTCGTGGAAGCCGATGAAACCTACTACGGCAAGCAGGCCGATCCGCAGCCGTCGCCGCAGCGCAAGGGCCGGCCCTTCACCGGCGGTGGCCGCGGCCCTTCGGGCAAGCGCGCCATCGTCGGGCTTGTCGAGCGCAGCGGCGAAGTCCGTACCTTCCACGTCAAGCAGGCAACCAAGATCAACGTCGCCGCGCTGGTGCGCGATAACGTCGCCAAGGAAAGCATCCTCTACACCGACGAAAGCCGCCTCTACACCGGCATGGATCAGCACTTCACCGATCACCAGTCGGTCAAGCATAGCCGTGGCGAATATGTCCGGGGAGAGGTTCACTCCAACAACATCGAATCCTATTTCAGCGTGTTCAAGCGGGGCATGCGCGGCACCTACCAGCACTGTGCCGAAAAGCATCTGCATCGCTACCTCGCGGAATTCGACTTCCGCCACAACGGGCGGGTCGCGCTTGGCGTCAACGATATCTCGCGGTTCAATCGCGTTCTGAAAGGTATCAGCGGCAAGCGGCTAACCTATGAAACGACTCTTACAAGGTGAGGAACCCTATGGCGTCTGGCGACCGAGCAAGTACAGGCCGAAAGCCAAAAAAGGGCGCAAAGGCAAAGGGCGAAAAGCTTAGTCAGGAAGAGCAGTCCGAGCGGTTCAAAGAGACTGCTCGGGAGCTTGATGCTGACGAAAGCGGGGAAGCCTTTGAACGGACGTTCAGGAAAATCGTTCCGCAAAAGCGATAGCCCATTAATCTCGGTGAAGCCGGTTCAGGCCGCTGACGAGAGCCCAAATATCAACGTCGGACGCCTTGACGTATTGGGCGAGCAACTTTTTCGAATCGGCTCGCATGCTGGAAAGCATACGTGCTAGACGCGGTGTCCAACCATCTTCGTCTCGCAGCAAGTTTTGCCGCCATTCCCATGCTAATAAATCGGCACTGCAAAAGGCCGGGGCATTCGTTTTGGGTATCCATGACACTCCCTCGAAGGAGTCTATAATCTCCACCATGAACCGTCTGTTGTACATTCGGCTAACGAACTGTCGCGCTTCTTCCCAGTGATATCCGCCTCGTTCAAACCAGCAATATATGCGCTCGTTATCGCCATAGGCCTTGGACCAGGTTCGCACCGCAAATAGCACTGCTAAGGTGCAAAGCGTGTAAGGACTATCAATTAGATTTCGTAGTTTCGGGCTTTTGGTGATCGCCGCGTGATAATCTGCCTCGGTCGTGGCGGCGACGAATCCAGCAACGGAATTTTCGGCGCTTAGACTGGCCAAACTGTCCATAAGTCCCTGCCGCCGTGGTTCTGGCCAGTCTGGCGGGTCAAACGGAGTGCGCCCCGCATTGCAAAGGGCGCTGCGATAAGGTTTGGACAGCCCTTCAACCTGTGGCCCCCATGCATGGGTAAAGCTCTCAAGGCCCGGCTTGTCAAAAACGAAGCCGGCAACCGCTGTTACCGCGTCGTCTTCCGTACCGCCGGTTTCATCGAAGAAAGCTTCCAGCACCAGAACGTAACCATCGAAGCGATAGAACGCCGCAAACCAGCCCTCTAGGAAGTCTGCGTAGGTGCTCATCGTACACCACTACGCATGGCAGTGGGTACGGGAAATATAATATAGCTAGTTATCCTAAACCGCCTTTCCGTATAACTCACCGCCGGTGAACTGTACGGAGTGTCATTGGCCACGCATCAATGGCGAGCGGAGGAGGGCGCGGGCCATTGATTTCCAGTCATCCATCGTAGGGTTTTCCGGCGGCAGCGACAGGAAGCACGCCAGCGCCTCCACGTATTCCGCATCCTCGGCGGGGTCGGGGGCGCTTGTCACGGAGTCGTTGAACAGGACCCGTACCAGCTTGTAGCGATAGCGCATCAGCCTTGCCTCTCGTTATGCCCGTAGCCGCCGACGAGCGGGCCATGGAACTCCATGATGAGGCTGTCATCGATTCGCAGGCGGATGGATTTGTGGTAGAAGCCGGTCTCGCTCTTGTGCGTCGTTTCCTTGAACGCGCGCATCTGCTCCTCAAGCTGCTTGTAGGCTTCGTAGTCGAGATGGATGTACTGGACGGTCATTGTCCCTGCTCCCTTGCCCGGCGGCTTGCTATGCAGAGGGCGAGGGCTTCCGTTTTTGCCATCGCCGTTGGCGACATTTCGTCCTCAAAAGGCATGGCGCTGTCTTTGTAAATCCACACGCGATACGGATAGCCGGCTGCCGGTAGATAGTTTGTGCGGCGCGCACGTCCTCCCGGCACCAAGGCAAGCGCCGCGTCGAGGGACGTGGTATAGTGGGGAGCGTGCCAGTTCAGGCTGCCGTGGCCGTCGTCATGCACAACCTCGACAACGCCGGCACGCGCAACCCGCCAGACCGGGAAATTCTCATCGGCCCATTTCGGCACCTGCCCACCGCTGGCCGTCACCATCGACCGCACGGCAACCGCAATCGCCGCATCCAGCTCCCGCGATCCCTCTGTCGCACTTTCCAGTCTCTCGATAATCCCGGTCATGGCGTTGCTCCTCATTCGCACAGATCGGCGAGCGTGACCGGCGGCAGATCGCTCCATCGCGGCTTCTCCTTGGTAGGCTCTCCGTCGTCGTCAAATTCGACCTCCCAGCAGTCTGTGTCGTCCCAGCAACTCTCGCATACCGGCTCGCCCTTCCACAGGCGGACCTGATCGAGGAAGTAGCTTACCTCGGCCGCGCAGAAATCTTTCTGGCAGCCGACCAGAACCTTGATCTTTCCGGTCATGGCGTCTGCCCCGTGAAGGCCGCGCGCACGTCCTCAGGGGACGGCAGGTGGTCGTCAAGCCCGGCGGCTTGCATCCGCTGCAACAGCGCCTCCGCTTCATCGTATCGCCGTTGCGCCAAGGCCAGTTCGTCCCGGCG